TGCAGAACCGTATGCCCAGAACTGTCGATTCGCATAACCATCAATCAGCCGTGACGCCGCACCGGCACAGTTGTCTATGAGTTCGTCGTCTTGTGTGTCGGCTGTGCCGATACGAAGAGCAGCCTTGATTTGGTTGCGTGTGGCATAGCCGTTCGTGATTGCCATAGATTCCTATCCTACTCAACAACCAACAACTCAAGTGATGGCTGAAGTCTGAAGAATCTTACTCCATACAACTTGCGCAACTTGTTGACGACAATCGGGAACCATTGACTCCAGCCTTCAGGGTTGATTGCTTTGCTATCGCCGTAGTTGCCGAAGTTACTTATCCCACCTATCGACCCGTTGTCAACGCCAACCAAATTGATTTGTGATGCACCCATATAGCAGGCAAGATGCATCGCTATATGTGCTGAGGTGCCACCAATAACTAACACATCTGGGTCGGTTGGCCATCCGATGTCAGGTCGCCAAAATGGTGCGTGTGGTCGGAAGGTGATGTGATTACCTGAACCGACATGTGTTGCGGTCATGTCTGATGCTTCTAAGTCCATGTCTGGAGTGACGAATATGCAGTCAGGGTTTTCGTTGATTCGTTTGGCTGTAATCGGATTGGCTTTGGAATAATTTGACGCCGAATAGAAGTCGGCGATACCGAACCAGAATCCGACATCGTTGATCGACACAACAACCTTGTCATCAAAGAACTGTGGTGTCACCCAATCCATACTCGGACCAGAACCACACACCCAAACAGGTTCACCTTTGTGACGGTCTTTCAAGTCTTGAAGAATCATTCAGCCAACTTCGGCGGCCAATCCTCACCAGGCACCACTCGACCAGACTTCAACAGTTCACAGAACTCAAACACTTCTTGCTCCGCTCGATGATCTGATTGTGCAGTCAGTGCATCATCGTGTCGAACCCAAGTCCACACACAACGCGAATCAAACGACACTTCAACATTGTGTGAACGCATCTCGCACCAATGAATCCAATCAACATACTTGTGTGAACGGTACGGAATCTTCAACCAAGTCTTGCGACGAATAACCCCAAGCCCTGGCATACCATTGTTTTGGAGATTCATCAGATTCTTATATTGCTCAGGTGTGCCATAACACAACCCGCCATCCCACCGACCACGCACATTCACAGCGTCACCTTGCAGAACTAAACCATCAAAGAAGTTCGGGTCCATCGTGTCATCGACTGGCAGATGTGTACACCATTCGGCTGTCGCTTCACGCACGCCCACATTCACACACGGCCAGATGCGGTCATCCCAATACGGGACAACCTTCCACCAGTCAGGCACATCGACTCTGGCGGTCGTCACCAGAATCACCTCTTGTGGTTTGACAGTCAACGCTTCAATGGATGCAACAAAGTTCGCACCAAACCGATTCCAATAGTTCTGCTCGAACGGTGAGATGATCGCTACCGGTGCCGATACCACGACAACGGAGCCTTCCCGTCGCGAATCCACGGGATCCACGAATCATCCATCTGCACTTCAATTAACTGTTCGCCGCGTATCGAGCGACCGATCCGATAGTTCTCAGCCATGAACCCTTCAGGATCATCAACCATCAGTTCTTGGTGAGAGAACGACCGCATCTTGTTCGCGGCCCATTCAGGTCCGCCCATCCACGACACATGCCAACCTGATTGCAGGTTCGGCAACCGTTCACGATGCGAACGCAGGTGTTGCGCACCACCACCGCGTTGACCGTATGGTCCTGCAACCATCGTGTGTTCATCGGTGAGACGCCAATAGGCGGACATGACAAGACGCTTCATAATGTAACCACGCCAGCCCTCTTTCAATATCTCGATGTCGGCTGGGTTCCAAATCTCATCACAATCCGCGACCGTCACGATGTCTTGCGCTTCTGGTGAGAACTGTTGCAACGCAACGAACAGATGGTTGCGTTGTGCGTGTTCCGCCGCCCAGCCAAGCTCATGCGGGTTCGGTTCAAATGTTTCGTAGTGGATTTTGTCGCGCCACTTGTACAGCCGGTCAAGGTCAATGCCGTGCGGTTTGGGTTTGCCCATGAAGGTTGTGGACGATTCAACGATGATGACTTTGTCTACGACTTCACCAATCTCCGAGAGTCGACATTCAAGCATGTCGTGTTCTTGGTTGAACAAGATGCAGTCAAAGACTCTCATCGGTGTGTCTTGCCGACTAGCAGTATGCGGTTGTCGTTCATCACGATCTTTGTGTCGATTGAACAATGTTTCTCAAACTCTGTTTGCAAAGTGTTGATGTCAGGTATGTGCCAAGTTGTGTCGGCAGGAATGTACTCGACAACTATCAGCCAGTCACATCTTGTTGATGCTTCTCGGATTACTTCTTGCCAGTTTTCTTGCATCACCAAAGTGTGTGACATGACCGCGCAATCGTATTCACCTGACTTCGCTGCGGTCAGACCATCACCGACACGGAAGTCGATGTCAGCGTATGACGCTTTTGCTTTGCGTATCGCCGTAGGTGAGATGTCATAGGCGACAATCCTGCGACCACGCAACGCCATCAGATGTGTTTGTGTACCTTTACCGCAACCGATGTCAAGAATGGTATTGAATGAGAACGCACCCATGACGGTTGAAAGAAGCCGATATGACAGCGGTCGCATATCGGATTGGTACCAGGCGTCAAACTCTTGAACATCTTCGGCTTGATACATCTCATCAAGTTTGAAACCGTCTTGCAAATAGTCGTGATACTTAGCCATCAGTCCCAACTGAGATCTAGTCGGCGTTGCAGATCCCACTGACCTGCGTCAAGTCTTGCGTTGCGAAGTTTGAACAACTCCAGATTCGATGCGAAGGTTTGCGAGTTCTTACCTTGGAATGAGACATCGGACAGAAGTGTTGACGAGTTGTCATGCACGATGATGTCTTGAGATTTGCGAATCGTTTTACCGAGACGCACAGCGCGACGCTCATAGTCGTTGTCTTCAAAGTACGCTGGATGGAACGCTTCGCAGAACAGGCCGACATCTTTGACTACATCGGAGCCGATCCATGCGCAAGCCCACTCTGGTGAACCTGTGAGATGAATCTCGTTTGGATAGCACGACTCCCAGAACTGTTCAAGTTTGTCTGGCATGAACCAAGCGTCTGAGTTCATGAGAATCCAACCAGATGCGAACGGTGTCATCTTGATGCCAAGATTCCAAGAAGTTGCCACACCAAGATTTGATGGCATGTCCAAGATGTATGTTTTGCCGTGTCGACTGTGGCGTGGCATGATCAAACAATCTTCTTCAATCTTGCCTCCGTTGTCGATGACGATAATCTTGTCGACTGGGAAGTCAAGCGAATCTATGCAGCGTTCAAGTAGGTCGTATCGGTTGAGAACAGGTATGACTATGACCGGCACCATGTAGACAACTCCTTCATCGCAGGCTTCCAATACTGCTCAAATACTGTGTCGGCTCCATACCCTTGCGCATGGGCGATAGCGTCCTCAGAACGGCTCCTAGGCGCGTTATACGCCGACTTGAGGGCATTGACGATGTCAGGCACAGACGGTGTGAAGAACCATGACTTCTGTGCCGCATCCCACCACGGCTGACCCTCAACCGTCCAACCGTCACCAACCAGCTCAGGTTGAGCCGTGAAGTTACTGACGATCACTCGACACCCGCACGCCTGCGCTTCGATCACAGGAATACCAAAACCTTCACCCATCGAGCAAGCCAACAGAACATCGGACGCCGTGTACATCGCAGCCATCACATTCTGTGGCATACCATGCCGATACGCATACTGGTCAACGACCTTGTACTTGTCTGCCGATATACCGACCGCATCCATCAATGTCGGCAAACTGATACCAGACATCGCACCATCAGGTTCCGTGTACAAATACAGCACCGCATCAGGATGATCTTTAGCAAAGATTGAGAACGCAAGAATGTTCTCAGCCCACGCCTTACGAGCAGGCTGATTGCCTTTGTTCGTCGCAACCATTGACACAACGAATCTGTCTTCTTCCCAACCCATGAACTCTCGACCAGTCATCTTCCCACCGCTTTGCAAAGCAACCGACTCGGTTGGTTGGAACACAGATTCGATTGCGTGAGGAACATATAGATGCTCAACTCCTGCAACATCCAACATTCGTGAACCAAACTTCGACATCGCGATCGGCCTCACATTTGGACGCGCACACCATTGCAACACATCTGGCGGTGTTGGCTGATGATCAATCGGAACCCACGACGCAATGTTCTTCCAATCTTTCAACGACTCAGATTTCAACACCCACACATCAAACAATGTCATCATCAAAGTCGGCGTTGACAGATCTTGACTTGCCCATTCCGTTGTGTGCGCAACAAGTACATCGTCGCTGTATGCGGCAAGTCCTTGTGGGTAGACCTTGAATCCGTTCCATGTTGATGACGAACCCGCAAGTCCGTACATTGCGTGAATTGCTATTTGGTGGTTTTCTTTCGCGAGCCTTTGGATGACTTGCGCGGTTTGCTGACCGTATCCGGTTGCTGCCCAAGGTGCGTTGCTATACCAGAGGATTCTGAGTCTGTCGGGATTGGCTGGTCGGACACTTCCAAGTAGTGCGCCGCGCCCGCTCGGACTAATCGTTCCGCCAACGCTCCTGGCATCTCGACTGGTATGCCTTTGACGATTACTGTTTGCCACATGATCCTCCTAAGAATAGTGCGGGAATAGGTAAAGCCTCGGCAAGTCCTGCACGACCTTACCGAGGCTTAATCCTAGTCACAGCCCTTGCGGACTGTCATGTCTGTTATCGGTTGCTCTAATTAAGCAGCGTTGCCGATGAAGTGTTTGACATGTGATGTTTGTGGCAAGTTGCCGTCAACACGCATTGTGGCGCGGAAGGTAACAAGACCAGCGTTGAATGCGTAGTCATCGCTTCGATCCAACTTGATGCCGCCGACTTGACGAACGAAGAACGAAGGAAGGTGTCCGAAGATTACCGACTTCGCGCTAGTTGCCGTGTCTGCCATTGCTGGGTTCTCGAATACTGGGTATCCAAGAAGCAAGTCATTTGCATCAGCGTTGAGTGCTGGTGAGAACACATAGTTGCCTGCTGTGTCCTTCAACGAGCGCATCTTCGCGATTGAAGACGAGTTCATCTGGAAGCCTGATCCAGCCAAACGACGACCTGCTGTGTTTACCGAGTAAACAAGGCTGATCAAGTTGTCTGCTGTGAAAGCACCAGTCACACCCGTTCCGCCGGTCACGCCTGCAGCTGATGCTACGACGATGCCCTTTGGTTCGTTTGTGCCTGTACCAGTTGTCAACGCTGCGTTAACTCGGAAACCAAGTTCGTTGCCGACCTGATCTGCCAAGAATGACAAGATGTCAACACCGCTGTCTTCGATCAACTCTGATGAGAGTTG